GAAAAATAATGTAGGGGTGTCAAAAACTGACAGACTTTTATTTGCACTTCCCTATATAAATGCAATAAATAAACATATGACAAAACGTATATTCAATATCCATGAAATATCTAAAGAGAAGCCATGCAAAAGATGTGGTGGAACTGAGAAAATACCTATAACAAGATATTATAGCTCTGGTAAAAAAATTGGTGAGCCATACAAGACTACAAGATGTAAGACTTGTGCTTCTAAATACGGAAAGAAATATAGAGATAATAATAAAGAATATCATTTAGAGTGGCAGAGAGAGAATAGAGAACACCTCAGAGCTTATCAGAGAGAATACTATAAGGACAAGTATGGAGAGCGTAACGCCAAGCATGAGAAGCGACTTAAAGAAAGATACGTCTATAATGACATGGATGATATACAGGAGTTCTATCGTAATTGTCCCAAAGGCTTTCATGTAGATCATATTATTCCTCTTAATGGTAAGAATGTATCTGGGTTACATACGATTAGTAATCTGCAATACCTTCTAGCAAGCGAAAATCAACGTAAATACAATAAGTTTAATATAGAATAAGGTGTCTAAGCAATAAATGAATAAGTTAAAAGAATATAAATCAAAAATTAATTACGATGTTTGGGAAGACCTTATGTGGTCTTCGATAATGGATGAACAAAAGAAAATCGAACTGAAGAAATTAATAGAAAAAGAGTTCTGGCCTCCAGAGAATGGCGGTGAAGGTTAGCATGGAACTCAAAGAACACGAAAATATAGCGAAGACCTCTACGCCCTCTAAGGTTCAGCATCCCCTTTCATGGTATGTGAAGTGGGCTAGTTCTGTCATACTGATAGCTGCAATGATCTTTACTGCGAATAACATCTACCCATACAATCTGTTCCTTCACTTTGTTGGTATCACAGGTTGGTTGTGGGTTGCAGTGCTATGGAATGATCGTTCTTTGATTGTTCTGAATGCGGTAGCTCTGGCTATATTTGCGAATGGTATGGTTGCATATCTTCTGAAGTATAGCCACTAGCCCCGAAAACTGAGCGGGACTTGCTTGCACTTCCCTGTACTATAGTATATTAAAAGGAATATATATTACATGAGTGATTTTTTAAAGAATGTGATCAAGGATGTGGGTAATGAATATGCGTCCTTGGTAGCTGACGGTGTACATGCTGGTGATGTTGACTCTTTCATCGATACTGGTTCCTATATTTTTAACGGTCTGTTGTCTGGTTCTCTTTATGGAGGACTGCCAGCGAATAAGATTACGGCATTAGCAGGAGAGAGTGCAACCGGCAAGACCTATTTTCTTATGGGTATTATTAAGAACTTTCTTGACAAAGACCCCAATGCTGGAGTGATATACTTTGAGAGTGAAAGTGCGATTACTCAGCAGATGGTGACGGACAGAGGTATTGACCCCAATCGAATGGTGGTCATGCCCGTCACAACCGTGCAAGAATTTCGCACACAATCTCTCAAGGTTCTGGACTCCTATCTGTTGCAGCATGAGGGAGAGCGCAAGCCGATGTTTCTCTGCCTGGATTCTCTGGGTATGCTCTCTACTACCAAGGAAGTCGAGGACACAGCAGACGGCAAAGAGACAAGAGACATGACACGGGCTCAGGTTCTCAAGGCTGCATTTCGAGTGTTGACGCTAAAGCTGGGGCGAGCGAAGGTGCCGATGGTGGTAACGAACCATACCTACGATGTTGTGGGCAGCATGTTTCCTACCAAGGAGATGGGTGGAGGAAGTGGGCTGAAGTATGCAGCGAGCTCTATCATCTACCTGAGCAAGAGAAAAGAGAAAGACGGCACTGAGGTTGTCGGTAATATTATTCACTGTAAGAACCACAAGAGTAGGCTTACGGTGGAGAACAAGATGGTCGATGTTCGGCTGACCTATGACAGGGGCCTGGATCGGCATTATGGTCTGCTGGAACTTGCAGAGAAGTACGGAATATTCAAGAAGGTTTCCACACGATTTGAGTTGCCTGATGGCAGCAAGCAGTTCGGTAAGACTATTCTCAACAACCCCGAAACCTATTTTACAGAAGAGATTATGCAGCAGCTAGAGACTGCGGCAGAAAAAGAATTCAAGTATGGATAAAAAAGTACTTGACAATTATAGCTACTTAGTGTATAGTAGCTATTATGGAAAGGTCTGGTGATGCAAATGTTGCGAGAGATATATGCATGATGCAATATTCCTGACTGGCAGCACTGATGATGTCAGGTCATCAGCGTGAGGGGTTCGATTCCCTTCCTTTCCTCTAACTACTCATAAAGGAGATTTATATAACATGAGTGATATTACAAAAGCCGGGCGAGTCGTTGAGGCTCTAGAGCGTGGTGTTGAATTGACGGGTAAGCAGATTACCGCACGTTACGGTGTTGCGAACCCACGGGCTCTGATCAGCTCTTTGCGTATGCAGGGTTATCCTGTATTCTTGAATAAGCGCACCAACAAGTTCGGTGAAACTTATAATAAGTACCGTTTGGGTACTGCCACTCGTAGCGTTATTGCTGCGGGCTATCAAACACTGGCAGCCTAAACTTTCAAAGAAGGTGTGGAGGGAGTGCCAAGCTCCCTCCATCCTTATACGAGATGAAAAAAAGTTGGAAAGAACTAGAACAAGAAATTATTAAACGGTTCGGAGCAAATTATTCGAACTATCCAGCTTCTGTAGAGTACTTTATTAAGATTATGAAATATATTGAAAAGCAAAGGGAGAACAAATCTCTTGTCAAAGATGATGGATGATGATGCAAGTGAACGTCTTGCTGCTTTAGAAGAAAAAGTCAGACTTATGCAATCACATATCGACAAAATAGAAACACAGCTAACTAAAAATCCATTCACCAGAGATCATTTCCGGCCCAGCCAATCTCTGAATGTTGGATGGAATCCTCCATTTGCTAACAACAAGGAATTATGAAGATGAATATTGGTGATATTGTAGAATACTATAATGTATATGATGAGAAAAAATGTGGAAAGCTAGTAGAGATATCTTCTGACATGGATTCATATGAGGATATGAAATTGGAAGATGGAACTCCTTTGTACTACTCCAAAAAACTTTCACGATTTGTTCCTGTGAAAGAGAAGAATATGAACACTGTATTTCTTACTGTTCATCCTTTAAACTTGCCCTCAAATTATGGGGTAGACCCTGATTTTGTATTATTCAATGAAGTTGGAGTAATAACTTCCTAAATAAATCTTACTATGATAAGATATCGCATACAGCGGACAATACGCAAAGTCCAAACGGATATGTTATGTGATGGTATGGAAAAGCCTGTAGCAATGGAAACATTACAGATGCTTCGGTCTTTACATCCTGAGAATGAATACGTTTTAGAAGAATATAGCTTTGATCCTGCCGGGCCTCGGCTAGGACGTGATCCAGACTTGCACTGATCCTTATAAATAGTCGAAAGACTGTTTAGAGGATTATTATGGCAGAACAAAGTTATTTTATGGGCCAAGATGGATTCATCTGGTTCGTTGGCGTTGTAGAAGACAGGAACGATCCTAAGCGTATAGGTCGGGTTCGTGTTCGCTGTCTTGGATTTCATACAGAAGATTTAATCTCACTTCCTACTGCTGATTTGCCGTGGGCTCATGTAATGCATCCTGTAACAGACCCATCGATGCAGGGCATGGGTAGCACCCCTTCTTTTCTTGTAGAAGGTAGTTGGGTAATTGGTTTCTTTCGAGATGCACAAGAAAAACAACAACCTGTTATTATAGGCTCTTTGCCAGGAGTTCCTGCCGGTTCAGCGGATTATACTAAAGGGTTTAATGATCCTCGTAGTCCTTATACTAATCAAATAGCATATGCTGGTAAACCTTCCTATGGGCCATATCCTGTAGATGGTGCAGATTATACTATGAAGTCTGGACATGAAGAAGGTGAACCAGATACTAATAGATTGGCACAAGGACGTAAATCAGAAACACACAATTCTCTTATCGATAGACGATTGAATCGACTGCGTGGTGATCCAGAAGAAATTGATACAACTGTTGGTGTTGATGATAATTATCAAGTGTCAGATGATGAGGAACTATATGGCACTGGTATTCCTACTGCAACCAAACCACATCTTAGTCTCGTTCAAGATGGTGCTAAAGCAGAGACTCGTGGCTGGTGGGATGAACCACATCCTAAATCTATAACAAAAAATGCTAAAGTTTATCGTTCTGGCCAATATCCTTATAATCATGTTCATGAAAGTGAGTCTGGCCATATACATGAGATAGATGATTCGCCTGGCGCTGAAAGATTGTTTACTCAACATACTTCTGGAACATTTGAAGAGATACATCCTACAGGTACAAAGGTTGTCAAGATAATTGGTGACAATTATGAAATTGTTGCTGGTAGCTCAAATATTTCTATATCTGGAAGCGTTAATATCACAATAGAAGGTACAGTACGAGAACTTATTAAGGGAGATTACATTTTAGAAGTAGAAGGAGATTATACTCAAAAGATACACAAGAACCATCGTGTCAAGGTTGGTGCTGGTGAAGGTGGTGGAAATCGTGAAGAAGAAATAAAAGGTAATCATGCGTATCAGATTGGTACTGGGGAAGCAGTAGATGAGGACGGTAATCCGATTCCGCCGCCAGATGATGGTCATGTGAAGGCCAGAATTACTGGAAACATTGATACAGTAATTGATAAATCCGAAGTTAGAATAATTAATGACACTAGTAGTTTGAGTGTTAAAAATGCTATTAAGATTGCAGCTATTGGCCCAATTTATCCCGATACCTTACTTACTTCTGGCGACATTACTATAGCTGCTTTTAATAATTTATCAACAACAACTATATCAGGTATTACAACATTTAAGTCTGGTGATAAGTTAAATATTAAGTCTGCAACTGCAATGGATATCAAAACTGAAGATGATGGTTTAACAATTTATTCAGAAGGATTAGTCACGGAAACATTCAAAGCAAGTCATACATCAGTTGTAACTGGTACTTTTGATTTGGATGCCAGTGTAGAGGTTGATGTAGACTCTGCATTGATTAATTTGAACTAATGGCTCAGTTTCAATTTATCATAGATGGAGATTTGGTTGAATTTGATCGATGGGAAGATGTTCCAGAACTATTTGATCATGTAATTAAATTTATACCAGATATTATATTGCCGCCACATACACAAGAAGATCATGATGAGCTTGCAAAATGGAATGATAGACTACAAGAACTAATGGAGAAAGAACGTGCCCGCAGCAACTAGAATTGGAGATGCAGATGTAGCCCATTGTTCTGGTATGACCAGAGCACAAGGTTCGCCGGATGTGTTTGTGAATGGAATTGCTTGGAGTAGACAAGGTGATGTCAATACAACTCATCTTCTGCCTCCAAATATTCCGCCTTGTCCATCTCACGCTGCAGGAATTGCTTCTGGATCGTCTACAGTTAAAGTAAATACAAAAGGTGCTGGCAGAGTGGGTGATGGGATAAGTGGTTGCACTTCTGTAGCTGCCGGAAGTTCTAATGTATTTGCTGGAGGATAACCATGGCTGATTATAAAATACCAAATTTATGTGGAGCAAGTGTTCAATTTAATGCATTGCAAAGTAAGTTTGATGATATGATAAACACTGCTGCATCTCCCGCTGGGTTAATAGCTGATGCTGCATCTCTTGCAACAAGTTTAACACCCAATGTTACATCTTTGTTGGATGAGGCTAAAAAATTGCTCCCAGAATTACCATCTTTGCCGGATGTAAATTTACAAGCCGAATTAACAAGTTTAGCAAGCTTGCCGGCTGGTAGTTTTGAACATGGGACATTGCTTGCTGAAATTACAACTAAATTTGGTACTGCGTTAACTACTGGTGGATTTTCTTTGGATACTTTAGTTTCAGATGCTGCGGCGGCGATAACAGGAGGAACCGATTTATGTGGTGCTGTTCCTAACTTCACAGTTCCAGCTGCTGGTGGTGCTGCTGTTCAAATTGCAAATGGAGTGTTACAACCAGAAGGGGGCTCAGTTACAGAGAAAGCTTCTGTTTTAATTAAAAATGCTAATTTCATTGCAATGAAAGCTGCTGTTGAAGAAACATTTGCAACTTACGAGGAAATTGGTGAAGAAGTACCGAATGAAGATATTGGCCCATATAGAGTAACAGAAGAAACCACATCTATAGCTAGAGCTTCTGCGCCTGGAGCGAATATAAAAGCAATGTCTGATGACGAAATTCGAACTCCCAAGCCTGCGATAGTTACTACACAAAAAGCAACAACTCCTAAAAATGCAGTTAAAGTATCATCAACTACAACTAAAACTACAGCAGACAATCCTGATGCTGGAAAAGAAGAACAAGAACGTGCTAATACTGTTGATCCAGAAAAATCTGCTGGATTTGTTAGTCAACCCGTTTTCATTAAGGAAGAATTTAAAGAAAATGATGTAACCAAATCAGGTAATACTTATAAAATAACTCTTAGTCATCATCCGATTAATACGGTAGCAATGAGAGGATATGTTCCAAAATATAAAAAGATTGGGAAAAACGGAGAGACTTACAAAGGTAGATCACGAATTATTATTCAATCCAATGATGAGCTTTTTGCAGATGATAAAGATATATATGATCAATTTGTTCTAAATGGTAAAGAAATTACTATAACAGGTAAATTGCATGAATATGGCGCCAGCCCAAGAGGTAGAGGATATATGTTTACATTAAATTATGATATGGTAGATAACTATGATCCAAACTATGCTGGCCCTATTAAACAATGATACTAATAAGAAATACTATAGTAACTTTAAATGTCCTATACTGGATGCCGGATTATACTCACATACTTCAAGAGTTCATTTGGCAGACATCAGATGTAAGACCGGAGTATCCAAGAGTACACAGATTTTTAAATTATTGGCACGACAACATTGAGGCAGTAATATCAGAAGTTAATATCGCAGATAATTATGAGACATCTTATAAATAATAAAAACAGGAGTCTATAATGGCAACACCAACTGCACATAAAGATGCACAAGGCCAAAATGATATTGATCGTAATGCTCGTCAATATACAGACTTGGACCTTTTCTTTGGCCGCAAGACAGTATCTAAAGATATTAACAAGGTAACTGATATTCAAGCAGTCAAGCGTTCTATTCGCAATCTTGTGTTGACTAATCATTATGAAAAACCTTTTCATCCAGAGATTGGTTCTGGTGTAAGAGATATGTTATTTGAGCCGATGACTCCAATTACTGCACATATTCTTACAAGAAAGATAGAAGATGTTATTGAAAATTTTGAACCTAGAGCTAGATTGATTAGCGTTACTGCTTTTCCAAATTTAGATCGTAATGAATATGAGTGTACAATAGAATTTTATGTTGTAAATACACCAACCGAATTAGTAGACCTAACGGTGTTTCTAGAGAGATTACGATAATGGCAGCAAATGACACACGATTAAATGTAACAGAATTTGACTTTGATGACGTAAAGAATAATCTAAAAGTTTTTCTAAAAGGTCAAACAGAATTTAAGGACTATGATTTTGAGGGCTCTGGTATGAGCGCACTGTTAGATGTCCTTGCATATAATACGCACTATCTTGGTTTCAATGCTAACATGCTTGCAAACGAAATGTTTTTGGATAGTGCGTCATTACGTTCCAGTATAGTTTCTCATGCTAAGACTTTAGGTTATGTTCCTAATTCTGCTCGTGCTTCTGTAGCTACAGTTGATGTAAATTTAAATACCACTTCATTGACTTCTGCCACCATGCCAGCTGGAACAGTTTTTACGACTACGGTTGATGGAACAGATTTTCAATTCGTTACAGCTGCTGATGAAACGGCATCTACCATTGGTAATATTATTCCTTTATTAAATGTTAAGATTTATGAAGGAACTTTTGTTTCAACAAGATATACAGTTGATTCATCTGATGTTGATCAGAGATTCCTTCTGACAGATAATAGAGCAGACATAACCACATTGACTGTTAAGGTTCAAACTTCATCATCTAATACCTATACCGTAACATATACTGAAGCAACAGACATAACTCAAGTTTCAGCTACAAGCAATGTTTATTTTATTCAAGAAGTTGAAGCGGGTAAGTTTGAAGTTTACTTTGGTGATGGTGTTGTCGGCAATGCATTGGACGATGGAAATATTGTTATACTTACATATGTGGTTAGTAATAAAGCTGCTGCGAATGGAGCATCAGTATTTGCAAATGCCGCTGCGATTGCTACTGTAACGGATGTAGCAGTGGCCACGGTTACATCTGCTAATTCTGGTTCGGAAGCAGAATCACTTGCATCAATAAAATATAACGCTCCACTTGATTATGCATCTCAAGGACGATGTGTTACTGCTGAAGATTATAAGGTGTTTACAAAAAAATTATATGCAAACGCTCAAGCAGTACAGGTGTTTGGTGGAGAGAGTGGATCATTCGATACAAGTTTAGGCGTAGTATCTACACCAGAGTATGGTAAGGTTTTTATATCAATCAAATCAAGCACAGGACTTAATTTAACAACAAGTGAAAAAACACAGCTAGTTAAAGATTTTGCACCGTTCACTGTTGCATCCACTACACCTGTTATTGTTGATCCAGCAATAACTTTTTTAATTTTGAATTCAACATTTAAATTTGATTCAAGCGCAACAACAGAAACTTCTGATTCATTAAAAACTTCAGTCATAAGCACCCTACAAACTTTTAATGACAATCATCTTGAACAGTTTGAAGGCATGTATAGACATTCGAAGGTTACTGGATTGATTGATAATACTGATACATCAATTACCAGTAATATTACAACTGTTCGCATGTCTAAGAAATTTACTCCTACTCTTAATGCATCGACTTTGTACACTATTAATTTTGATAATACTTTTTACAATCCAATACGACATCGTGATACTTTTACATATTCAGAAGCACATGCTAGAACTTTGGCCGGAGTAATTTCTTCTTCAGGATTTTTTATTAGCGGTGATGCCACTAATGAAATGTTTTTTGATGATGACGGTACAGGCATTTTGAGAATATATTATATTAGTGCTGGTGAAAGAATTTATCAAGATTTTTCAGCTGGTACAGTGAATTATGAAAACGGAACGATTACTACTACTGGTGTTAATATAACTACAGTGAGTGATGTGGATGGCACAGCATCTACCCAGATTAGAATAATTGCAATTCCAGATTCGAATGATATTGTTCCGAAACGAAATCAGGTATTGGAAATTGATTTTGTAAATCTAACAGTAACGGGCGAAGTAGATACAGTTGCAACAGGTGATAGCAATGCTGGTACATTATATAATGCTTCGCCGTCACAGGTTCCACTAGGATAGAGTTGATAGAAAATGGCTGTATATGATAATCCACCAACTGGAAAACTTACTACCAAAATAAGTCCTCTTATTGATGGACAACTGCCGGATTTTATTCAGGCAGACCATCCTGTATTTTCTAAATTTCTAAAACATTACTACCAATACCTTGAAGCAGGCGAGCTACAATTAACAGTTACTATTGATAAACTTCTATTAAACTTACAGAGTGATTCTTATGCATTAGATGTTGATGGTAATAAAATTGTTTTGGAAGATGGTGCTGGTACTTCCGGCAAATTTACGGTAGGAGATACAATTACTGGTGCTACTTCAAAAGCAACAGCAACAGTTCTTGTAGATAATTTAGATAATGCAACTGCGCCAAGAATTTTTATTACATCTCAACAGAAATTTGTTACAGGCGAAATTGTAACAGGAGCTATTAGTGGTAGTGGTACTATAGTAAGTTATCGTGCCAA